ACTGCCCAGTTTTGCAGCCATCAAGGCTTTTTCGATCACTCGTTCTTTGTGCAAGCGACTGTCTGATGCTTCTAAGTCCCTTATCCAATCGGCTGCCACAGTGATACCGTTGAATTGTTTGTGTGAGAAATCAATGCCATTCATATATTTACGTGGTTACCATGAACTGTTATAGAATACTTTCAAACCCAAGAACATTTCTGCACGAGCTGCCTGGATGAATTTCAAATCATCGTTGTAATAGTGTTTGTCAGCATCGCTACCAAAAAAGAATCCTGATGTTGCTGGCAGTTGACGTTTTTTTACAGCCACTTCTAAATCATCCAAGTCCTCGTATGTGAGTTCAAACTCAATGCCGTTGAAGTTGTCTGTTTCACGTAGCGCATTACCTTCACGACGGAGCCACCGTTGTGCCATCCAGCCATGCAGGTTGGGATGTTTGCGCCAGTATGCAATGTCTCTTGGCTTGTTGACATTGGGGTTGCGGTGTTCTCTGTGATCTGGATCCCACTCTGATCCTTCGTAAAATTCTGCTTGCTGGCCTGCCTTGGCGGCCACGTATGCGTACATGTCAAGTCCCATGTTTGTCTCCGTTAATCAAGTGGAACATTTTTCATTGGCTCAGCGCCCGTCCAGTGTGCCTGTGTGACACACACGCCTCGATACTGTACACCCATTGGGTGCTCACCTTTTTTGGGCAGTGTTTTGATTGCCTGCTCGCATGCAGTTTTGGTGGGCATGGCTACAGGCACTTTGTCCATGAAGTTGCCACCGGGACTGAGCAAGGCCACAATCAAGATCCATTCATTCATTTTGCTTCCTTAGTAGTGCAAAGGATTGCGTCTGCGTAGATGTGCATTAGCGGCTTCGCGGCTGTCAAATCTACCCGAGATGGGCGTTTGATGTGCGCCACGTACAATGTACCAACCGCCCAACACGGCGTTGTAAACAACCTTCATTATGCGGCCTCCAACATGTTGGCTGGCACCTTCCACAGCATGACACCGTCTTTGACTGTGACATACTTGATAGCAACCTTGGTCACTGTGCCTGTCACAGTGACACCACGTTTGGTGCTGTGAAACTTCACTGTGTCACCTTTGGTGAATGTGCGAATCTTTACTGCACGAAGCTGGGCACGGGCATAACTCACCGCATCATTGATGCTGTTGAGTTGTTCGTTTGTAAAATTGCTGAACATGATAGAAGTGTTGACTTCTTGAATTGTTGCGTATGTCATCTTGGGCTCCTTTTGTTACAATATGTCCATATTATAGCATTTTGGCAATTATTGGTCAACCGCCAAAACGGTAATACTCAAGTATTACATGCTCCAGAAAGTTTCGCTGGCGGGTGAGCAACAGTTGGGGGTGTTGACATCTTCCTCAAACTTCTCACCAGTCATGATGTTGACACGTTCAACCATTTTAGGCTTGTAGTACTTGGTGGCAATAATGCTGAGTTGGTCCGCTGTCCACCCTGCTTTGTTGCACAGGCGTGTGCGTGTGGCACGGGCGGCACCAAAAGTTTTGTAGGCACGGGTTCTGTTGGGACCATCTGTTACGATAAGTCCAGTGCCTCTAGAAACAATGTAGTACATGTTGGCTCCTTTTTGTTACTCTATGCCTATATTATAGCAAAATGGGCATTTCTGGTCAACCAACAAAAAGTAGTACTTGAGTATTACACTAGAGCTCGTGCTTGTGCAGGGGTATATTCACTGCTACTCAGCGTGGCCTGTGGTGGCACTGCATTGGGCAGTTGGGGCACATCATTGTCTGAACGTAAATTTATGGAATTCAATCCAGCTGTGTTACGACCTTCACGCAAGGCACCCACCATGGCCTGGCCTGATTGATTGGCAGTGTTGGCAATACTTTCCAAAAACTGTGCGGCCATGCCTACCTGTGTTTCTTGCCCGTATCCAGCTAGTGCAGGAATAAAAGCAGTGATAGGTAATTGTGCGCCGGCAGTGAGTGTGGCATAGTCAATACTAGCCTTGGTTTGAAAGGCAACTTCGTTGGCACTGTGTTGAACCATTTCAGTCCAGGCAGTGTTTAATGTTGTGGTGGCTGTGCCCATGGCAGTGATGGCTGTGCCAATTGCGGCATTGGCCTCAGTGATCAATCTAGCCAATGCCGCATCGTATGTGGCATAGGTTGGTGTGTTGTAAGGAGCAGGAAGAGTGATTGTGGGCGGCACACCGTAAGTGTTGGTAGATACCAATGTCTTCATGTAAGAATATATGGTGTTGAGTGTAGTCAGTGTGCCTGCGGTGAGTTGTGCTGATATGGTTGAAGTCACAGAGGTCAAATAATCATTGTAAGGAATACCAGCTGCCGAACCAAAAAAGTCTGTGGTCAAAAATGTGCCATTTGGACCAGATCCCAAGGCAATGTTGGTGTCATAATATGTGGCCACATCAGCTGGCACAGGTGTAGTGGTGTTGGCAATCAAGTCTAGACCTTTAAGTGTGCCTAGACGTCTTGAAAATGTTGCTGTTTCGGCTGCTGTTTGTGCGATTGTGGTCATTGTAGTATGGCTGCCAGTTGTGGTGCGGTGACTCCTGCGATGCCTTTGACTTGCTGAAATGCAATTTGCAGTGCTCGATTGGCAGCGGCATTGGCAGCAGGAATAATTTTGGCCAAGTCATCGCAACCAGTGGGTGTGACTGTGCCAGAATTCAGTATGGGAGTGATCACACTGTTGACTGCGCCAGTGGTATCATATATTAACACAGGCCCGCTAGGGGTGGGCAAAGTTAGACTGCTGTAGCTGGTGGGAAACAATTTCACAGGATTCAACAGTTCACACAGTTGTGTGATATTTGGTAATGTGCAATTCAATATGTCCAATACTGTCTGCAGATTATCACCAGTCACATTGCACAATCCAGGATAGGCTTTTTTTTGCAATCTATCAAATTGATTGGCTGTGAGTCCTTGAGGATTAAAAAGACTCTGCACATTGTTGTTCACAAGATCTGATATGTTTTGATCAGTTAACCCTTGGGCTCGCAAGGCAGCGGTCACACCCGGCGTTGAGCCATTCAGCATGCGACCTTGCCGTGCCAGTTGTTGCAACAGGCCAGCTGGAGTACCAAACTGCAACAAATTGTCAAAGGCAATGAGATCACCGGTGGCTGCCAAATCGGCGCCAAATGCAGGAAAAGCCAAGTTGACCTTGGCAATGTCTGCAGTGATCAGATTGTTTTGGTTTGAAAATGTAGGTCCCAAATAGTCAGTGCTGTTGACATTTACAGCACTGTTGATAATATTATTTGTAAGACTGATGTATCCCTGGGCGGCACCAAATGCCTGTGCAAACTTGCCAAAGTCGCCAGACCCTAAATAGGTACTGGCTGCTGTGGTAATGGTAGTGACATAGCCTGAGTTGCCCACAGTCCAAGACACATTGCTGGGCACTGAATCGCCCAAGGCAGGACAATAATTGCCTGCCACGTTGGCTCCCAATGTTTTCAAGTTGGCTAAGGTGCCTGCACTAATACTCAATGAAACATTGCTGGCCGCTTCAGAAATAGTAAACAACAAATTAGCAATGGGTGCAAGAGCATTGTAACTGGTAGTGTTATTGGCCAAGGCAGTATTGGCTGTGATTGCATTACCCGAATAAAACCCTACACCTGCTGTGAGTTGCAGTGGTGTTGCTGTTGACTGTGCCATTATGCTGCTCTCACTGTGCTAGATCCTGCCACTCTAGGATGTCCACAAGTGTCTGCATCGCCGTCGCGTATCACAGGTGAATTGCCTGCTCTTACTGTGCCTGAACCACCCGATGTCACTGCCGAACAATGAATGCCACAACCGGGTTGTCCACAGCAAGGGTGCGGTGAGACTGAAATGCCAGGTACAACAATGGGACGACCATTTACTCGCACAGAAGCCACACCCGAAGTGTTGACTCCACCTGATGAGTTTGGATCGCCTTGTCGTTGTACTGCTGGCATGTTATCCCATTAAGATTTTACTGCGCACAGGTTTGATACCTGTTGTGGCTTCCAAATAACTGTCCCCAACGTCTTCACGCACAGGGGCAATCATGGCCACGCTAGATTTATTTACCGTGACTTCTGCCTCGGGATCTGCGGTGAATAGCGAGTTCATCAACTGTATACCTTGCTGTCCAGGTACTACTGCTACAGGCTTGCTCAGCGTGTAAGTACTGCTGTCAAATGCTGTGATTTTTGCCACTATCTCTTCACCATAGCCCATGCGCATGGTGTATGTTTT